TGCGTGATCTCCTGCGCCGGGCCCCGGGATGGGGCGGTGTTGGGCGGCAGGGCAACAATAGCGACGCTATCTACATGCGTCAACAGCAATGCTATCTAAACTTCGATTTTATAATTAACCAGTTCAGGTTTTGCCGGAGCGAGCGGCTGGCGACTCGCCCCAGTCGTTACCCGTATCGGCTCCGTAGCAGGCCGGCATCCTCAAACGAAACGCCATCGCGGATGCAATCTTGAGCGCGCTCCAAGTCCTTGTGGAGCTGGATGAGATCTTCGTCAGGGAGCTGTTCGATACCCGCGAGTCCGAAGCAGGCTTGATCGACAATAACCTGCATTTGCCCGCCCCAGCGGCGCACCAAGTGGCGAATCATCCTGCAGTGGGACTCGCGCACCATCACATCCATTCTGGTCTGTGCTTCCGCCAGCATTTGCGCGGCGCTGAGTTTGTCAGGCCGTGCGGCGCTTCCTACCGCTGCCAGCTTCGGCTTTACCCCCAGCTTTCGCTGGGCGCGCAAAGCGATCAGTTCCGCCAGCTTGTCCATCTCCCGATCCAGATCCATCAACAGCTCCCCCTTCCTTTCGCATTTCAGCAGCAAGCGCAACTCGGATTGCTTGGGCGAAAAGGTCTGGAGCCTGCTCAACGTCGAATTTCTCGCCGATGGCCAGACCCAGTGCTTTCCGTGCAATGCCGATCGCGTTGAGAACGATAGCTTCGTTCAGTCGCGATGGTTGCGACACCTGAAAGTGCTCACGAAGTCGTGCGTACTCGGCGCTGACCAAATGAGGTTCGGAGCCTATGACAGCCGCTAGGAGTTCGGCCTTGTCCCAAGGGACCGGGCGATGGCCGCTCGCGAACTGAGAGATGAAGCCGGGGCTCACGTCCAGGCGCTCAGCCACAGCAGCTTGCGTATGACCTGACGCGGCGAGCGCGCCAGTGATTGCAAGCCCTTCGGGAGTTTTGGGATTGGCTGGCCTAGGCATATAGCAATGCTATTTGACTAGGTTCAGAGTCGCGATCAGCAGTGCTATTTACATGGGTAGATAGCACTGCTATGTTTGACGCATGACGACGCCAATCCTCAAGGCAATTGAAGTGCTCGGCGGTCAAGCCGCCATGGCCCGAACCCTCAGCGTGCATCCGGCGCTCGTGTCCCAATGGGCTACGGGCCGTCGGCCAGTGGCTGCAAGGCACATTTTGGCTATCGAAGCTGCGGCCGGAGTATCGCGGCATGTGCTTCGGCCGGATGTGTTTGGTGAAGGCGAGGCCGCCGAGGAGCGCCAAGTAACCGGCAGTGGTGCCACCAAACGCGCGCTCCGCGCAAAGCTGGGCCTGAGCACCGACAAGCAGCTGGCAAAGGTGCTGCAGCTGCCTGTGGAAGAAGTGAGCGCCTGGGAGGACGAGGACATGGTCCCGGCCTTGCCCCAGGTACTTCAACTGCTTGGGCACTCCGAGCAGCAGGAGCCGGCCAAGCCGGCAAACGACGACCCCGATGCAGACCGCATCGGTCCTATTGAGGTGGCTTGAAATGCGCGCGCTGAAGACCTGGATTCGCAGGCAGCTGCTGCCGGAGTTGCCAGAGCTGCTGGAGCTGCTGGAGTTGAAGAGGCGGCTGGCGCTGGAACGTGCGCTGCGCGCGCAAGTTGGCAGCGCCGAAGCCGCCAACGCCAAGGCTAACCCACCAAGCTCCGAATGAATGCCTTGTCCTGCTTCAGCTCGCTCACCGCGATCCGGAAGGCCGCCGGTCTGGTCAGAACCTTGTGAGTCTCCCCGTTTAGGTGAACCTCCTCGATATCGGCCTCGCTCTCTGCCCGTTCGATGTTGAGCCTGATTTCCCCCACTCGATTCCGGATCAACAGCGTCCTGATGTCTTCCAGTAGTTCGATTTCCATGTCGCCCTCCTTGCGGGCTGTGTTGTTGGCACATCCAGCGTAGCGCAAGGAGGGCGACGCCCGTCGTCCGTGAGTTGTTGATCTCCATAGCGCCCATCGTGCGCCACCCCTGAGAGCCTGTCATGAAGCCCAAGCCCCATTTCCTGCCCAAGCGCCAGACGGTGATCTACGGATTCACCGAGCAGATGCTGCGCGACACCGGCTCCAACCGCCGCAGTTTTGCGATGGCGGTGGCCGATACCTACCTGTCGCTGCTAGGCGAGGACGACCGTGAGGTTCCGTTCCGCATCACGCTCGGCGGCGATGGTGACGCGGACAAGAAGCACAACGGCCAGATCCTCGGCCGCTACCTCGACGGCGTGGTGAAGACTCTGCCGGCCGACCTGGAGGACGCGTGGGTGCTGAGCCTGCCGGAGCCGTACCGCAGCAGTTGTGAGCGTGAGCTTGCCCGGCGGCGCGGGATCCTGCCGATCCGCATGGATGCCATAGAAACGGTAGCCGATACGACCGGCGTTGGCCAGCTGATGAAGGATTTCGGTGACTTGTGCGCCGCAATCAGCCCTGCGGTTGCCGACGGTGTGATTGATGAAAAGGACCGTCCCCACGGGCACAAGATCATCAACGAGTGCGATGACATGGTCATCAGCGCGTTGACCTTCCGCAAGGCCGTCATCCGCGCCATGGGACTGGAGACGGCCCGATGAACCATCCCGCTCGCTCCACTGATCCCAGCACCAGCCATGAAGCTGCGAGCCGTTTGGTGGTCAGTGGCAAACAGCGTGCCCAACAGGCAACGACCGAGGCAGCGGTAAGGCGCTACCCGGGCCAGAGCAGCCTGCACCTTGCGACCCTTACTGGGCTAGACCGACACATGATCGCCCGTCGCCTGCCTGAGTTGGAGAAACAGGGCCGCGTGTGGAGAGGCCCGAAGGCGCCTTGCGCCAGCGGCGACGGTAGCGCTTGCACCTGGTGGCCGGTCGCTCCGGGCGAGAACCTGGACCTGGGGCTCTGACATGTCGACCATCATCATGTCGCAGTGCTGGCCGCTTCAGGGCCTGAGCGTCACGCAGAAGGCTGTGCTGATCTCCCTGGCTGATCAGGCCAACGACGACGGCGTTTGCTGGCCGGCGGTGGGCACCATCGCTGCGCGGTGCTGCATGTCGGCGCGCGCTGTGCGCACGGCAATGGATCATCTGGAGGCCGTTGGCCTGCTGACCCGTGACCGCCGGTTCAACAGCAGCACGGTCTACAAGGTCACTCCGGCCAAATTCGACAAGGCCGCTGCGCCGTCTAAGGCTGGCCGGAAGACTGGAAAGACAGGTACTGCACCGGGCGCAGGGGCTGCGCCCCATGCAGGGGGTGCGCCAGCTGCAGGAGGGGATGCGCCCCATGCAGGGGGGGATGCACCGGGCGCAGGTCTGGGGGTGCGCCCCGTGCCGCCTAACCGTCATATAACCCTCAATGAACCGTCAGGTGAACCGTCATTTCCGGCGGGCCTGCCGGCCGCGCCGCTGGCGGTAGATTCCGAAACCGACCTGCAGGCGGCGTGCCGCGCCACCTGGGCGGCATACGCCACCGCTTACCGCACCCGCCACGGTGTGGCGCCGGTCCGCAACGCAAAGGTGAACAGCAACGTCCGCCAGATCGTGCAAAGGCTCGGCCACACCGAGGCGCCGTTGGTCGCCGCGTGGTTCCTGACCGTCAACGAGCGCTACGTGGTGCAGAACATGCACGACCTGGGCGCGCTGCTGACGAAGTGCGAGGCATACCGCACGCAGTGGGCCACCGGCCGCCAGATGACGCAGGCCAGCGCCCAGCAGCAGGACCAGACGCAGGCCAACGCCTCGGCCGCTGACGACGCCAAGGCGCTGCTGCGCCGCATGAAGGAAAACGCCAATGCTCAGTGATGCCGATCAAGACAGGCTCGTCGAAATGCTGGTGGCCACGGCTGAGGTGATGGGCGAGCAGATCCGCCCCGCCGCTGCGGCCTACATGGTCGCCGACCTGGCGACCTATCCGCTGCCGGTGCTGGCCAACGCGCTGACCGCCTGCCGCCGCGAGGTAAAAGGCAAGCTCAGCCTGGCTGCGATCATGGAGCGCATCGACGACGGACACCCGGCCCCGAACGAAGCATGGGCCGTGGCCATCCGCGCCGCCGACGAGGCGGTGACGCTGGTGTGGAGCGAGCAGACCCGCGATGCATGGACTGCGGCGCTGCCGCTGGTGGAGGCTGGCGACAAGATCGCAGGCCGGGCTGCCTTCCTGGAGGTCTACACCCGGTTGGTGAAGGAGGCGCGCGCTGTAGGTGGCTGTGCCGTCTACCAGCCGTCGCTGGGCCACGACGCCGGTGCCCGCGAGGCCGCGTTGCAGCAGGCGGTCAACGCTGGTCGCTTGGCGCATGAGCAGGTTGCCGAGTACCTGGCGTTGCCGCCGGCCACGCCCGCGTTCAACCCGCTGGCGCTGCTGGCTGGCCGAGTGGAGGCGAGTCCGCAGGCGAACGAGCGCGCCCGGAAGCGGCTGGCTGAGATTGCCGAGCTGCTCGGTTCCGCTCAGGACGCCGCGGCATGAGGCAGGACCACGTCGAACTGGAGGTGCGCCCGGTGTCCGAGCCGGTGGCGGTGGCCGGCTGGTATCTGGCCTATGGGTACGGGATCAAGCCGCTGGTGCTGTACGCCACCCGTGGCACCCGGGTGTGGCGCGATGGTATGCGCCAGATCCCGATCACCCGCTATGCCGGCCCAATTCCGGAGCTGCGCTGATGGCCGCCCGGAAAATCCTCGCCCAGTTCACGACTGACCAGCTGCTGGAAGAAGTGGTGCGGCGTCGCAACGAGCGCAAGGACGTGGGTGACGTGCAGCCTTGCGACGAGTGCCGGCACTTCAAGTTCTGGACCGCTGATTCCGAACCGCCGAAGGACTACAACCCCTGCGACCTGGGCAATCGGATGAGCTTCCACATTGCTGGCGATGACGAGGACCCGCACAGCGGCATCGGTTACTACCGCCGGGTGTGCCCCTCAAGGATGAGCAGGGAGGACGCGCGCTGATGTGGTGGTCAATGTCGCTCGGGCCGCCTCCCACCCGGGAGGAAAGGGCCCGGATGGAGCTGGCAAAGACGGGCCCTTGCATGGCCTGTCTGGCGCTCCAGATGCAGGAGCTGCTTGAGCCGGAGCTGGTGGTCTACGGCTGCGACTACAACCACGCCAAGAGCGGGAACCTGCGGCGCGGTCACATGTTCGGCTACGCGCTCTGCAAGTGGCACCACATGCGGCATCCGCTGGAGGGGAACACCTTCGCGACGATGCGCCAGATCTACGGCCCGAGCCTGCTGGATGGCTCGCGGACCTTCCACGAGACGTATGGCTCCGACGACGAGCTGATTGCAAACCAGACCTACATCAACGAACTGAGGGCGGCAGCATGAAGAAGACGAAGGCAATGGCGCCGAGGATCAACCCCCAGCGTGCGCCACGCGAGCGGCGGATGGACCACAACACGGTGTCACGGCCCACGCGGGTCAAGGGTCGTGTGGTCGCCGATGGCCCGACCGAGACAGTGGAACAGTTCGAGGCACGCGGCGGGCAGGTGCAGCGCCTGGCGGCCAGCTGGGAGCAGCGAGCATGAGCAAGCGGAAGATCATCGCCGCGGCCAAACGCCGTGGCCTGTCTGTCGTCAACGCGGCGTGGGAATGGACGGTGGGTGGTGGCGAGCGGTATCCCCACTGGGTTGTCGACTTCGGACCGGAGATCGATCAGCTATACGGCGAAAGCGAGGAACAGTTCTTCGAGGACACCGACGCAGCCCTGCAGTGGCTGGAGGATCTGATCGCGCTTCCGCCGAGGCCCGAGTGGCTTCCTATCGCCGAGGCGCCGCAGGACGGCACGCGGCTGATGTTGTGGGACTCGGTGAGCAAGCGGCCGGTGTTCGGCAGCTGGCGGGGTGACAACCCGGCGATCACGCACTTTGCGGCCGAGCCGGCCGGCCCAGAGGTGGCCTGATGGACGCCATCGAGAAGCGGGCGCGGGAGCTGCTGACCAGCTCTCTGCGCGGCAAGGGCTGGCCTGGTGAGGTCGCGGCGGAGGTGCTGCAGGATCGGCCGGCTGACGTAAGGCTCTCCGGAGCTGACGCAATCGAAGCGCTGGTCGCCGCCCTCAGGCCGCCCGATGGCTACGTGCTGGTGCCGATGGTGCCTACCAAAGCGATGGTGGACGCCTCAGTCCCTGCCGCCTCCCAGGATCAGACGGGCCGGCGGCAGCGCGCCGTGTGGGACGCGATGCTCGCCGCTCGCCCGGAGGTGCCTTCCTGAGTTCGACAGCGAGAGAGGGCCTCAAAAGGGCCGCAGAGGATGGCGCGCGCTGCGCGAGAGGACAACCGAAGACTGGTAGGGGAACGGAAATGCAGGTGGATACCTTCGGGGCATACGTAAGGGCTGAGCTGGAATATTGGGGGGTGCAGTTTGCTCTGCACCGTGACTGCGATTACTTGGGGCACCAATCGCGCAGCCTCCTCCAGGCATTGATCGACTACAAAGGCGACCTGCCTGGCCGGGCTCAGGGCTTCAAGCCGATGACCGTGGACGCGCGTGCTCAGCGAGTAGAGGACCTGGTGACGGTGATAGCCCGGGACAACAAGGCCATGTCCTGCGTGTTGCGCGCGCGGTTTTGCGGAAAGGGCAGGGTGAAGAACGAGCGGTACGAAACGGCGCAGCTGCTGCTCGCCAACGCGGGCGAACCCATGATGCACGTTAAGGCGTACTTGGAGCTGGCTCGGCGCGGGGAGGATCGGATCCACGGCATGCTCGCGGGCATCGCATTGGCTGCCTAACGCGCGCGCGATACAGCTTGACAGGTGCCACCTGCAAGGGGTCTAATTCCGGCACGATGACATAGAAGCCTCCGGCGAAAGCCGGGGGCTTTTTCTTTTCCGGAGACGCTATGGCGCAGATCACTCCCCAACAGGCTGGCGGCGTGAACGTCGTGGCCTTCCTCGACATGCTGGCTTGGTCCGAAGGTACGGACAACGGTAAGCAGGCCACCAAGGACCGCGGCTATGACGTGATCGTTGGCGGGCAGTTGTTCAAGAGCTACGCCGACCATCCGCGCGTGCTGGTGGACCTTCCGAAGCTCAAGATCCAGTCCACGGCGGCCGGCCGCTACCAGCTGCTGCGCCGCTATTACGACGCGTACAAGAAGACGCTGGGCCTGAAGGACTTCACGCCCCTGAGCCAGGACTTGATCGCGCTGCAGCAGATCCGGGAGCGCCGCGCGCTGCCGCTGATCCAGGCGGGCAAGATCCCGGAGGCAATCAAGGCGGTCAGCAATATCTGGGCGAGCCTGCCTGGCGCTGGCTACGGCCAGCACGAACACAAGCTTGCCGACCTGTTGGCCGTGTACCGCAAGGCCGGCGGGACGGTGGCGCCATGATCGGGGTCGACGTGGATTGGCAGGCAATCGGCACCGCCGTCGGCGGCCTGATGGTTGGGGCTGGCGGTGTGGCGCTGTGGTGGCGCAAGCAGTTCGTAGAGACAGCCAGAGAAGGGGCCGAGGTCAACGTGATCCAGCTGATGCGCGAGGAGGTGACCCGGCTGGGCGAACGGGTTGGCCGCATGGAGGCCAGGGAACTGCGCCTGATCCGCCACATCTACCGGCTGGAAGGGTTGATGCGCGCGGCCGGCTTGGAGCCGCCGCCGTTTGACCCCGACAGCGACACCATCAGGGCAGGAGGAACCGAATGAACCGGATCACCATCGCGGTTGCTGCCTTCGTCCTTTGGTCAGGCGCAATGTTCGGTGCTGGCTGGGCCTGGCGTGGCGACCGGGCCGATGCCAGCGACGCCACCCTGCGCGCCGCCGGCGCATCGGCAGTCGCCGACCAAGTGAACCAGATCCGTGCCACCGAGCAGAGCAAGGCTCTGCAGCTGGCCGACATTGGAGCTAAGCATGAAGAAGACCGCACTGCGGCCGCGACCGTCCCTGCTGCTGTTGTGGCTGACCTGCGCGCTGGGCGTCTCCAGCTGCGCGACGACCTCGCCACCTGCAGCACCAGCCTCCTGTCCCAAGCCGTCGCCGGCGCCGTCGAACGTGATGCGCACGCCGAACTACGAGCAGAGGTCGCGGGCGCTCTTGTTCAAATCGGGCGCGACGCCGACGACCACGTCCGCGCCAGCCAAGCAGTGATCGTGGCTGACCGGCAACCGGTGACGCAATGAACCGCCGAGTGCTCGCGCTGGGTCGGCTGAAGACCGGCGAGATGAACAAGACCGAGGCCGCATATGCCGAGCGGCTGCGCGCGCTGCAGGCTGCGGGCGAGGTCCAATGGCACCGGTTCGAGGGCATGAAGCTGCGGCTGGCAGACAACACGTTCTACACCCCGGACTTTGCGGTCATGGCTGCCGACGGCGTCATGGAGTGCCACGAGGTGAAGGGTCACTGGCAGGACGATGCCAGGGCCAAGATCAAGATTGCCGCGGCCATGTACCCGTTCCGCTTCGTTGCGGTGAAGGCCAAGTCCAAGCGGGATGGCGGCGGCTGGGCAGTGGAGGAGTTCTGATGGCGGCGACAGTGCGCGCGTCGATACGCATGCGGTGGTGGCTTCGCTGCTACCTCGCCGCAGTGATGTGGTTCGCCCGGGCAACGGGGATGGAGCCGGACTGGGGCCGGGTTGAACGGTGGATACGCCGCGGCCTGGTGCTGCAAACGACGAGGGTTGCTGATGGACACCACACAAGTTAGCGCTTTGAGCACGGCGCTCAGCAACGAACAAGCCGCCCGTAGCGTCGGGCATCCGGCTCTAGCGATGCCACTCGTGGGCAGCGCCGACGATCGAATCGATCGGTTGGTCGGGATCATTGAGCAGCAGGGCAAGCAGATCGCCGAGCTGGCCATGCACGTAGGGTTGCTCGTGCAGGCGGTGGCGCAGCTGCTGGGCGAGGAGGCCGGTGCACCGGTGCAGGCTGAAGGTGCCGAGCCTGAGCGCGTCGACCTGGACGGGAACCCTTACTGATGCCTACTAGGCCACCGCAGCACCGTGCGGCTGGCTGGCGCCCCTACAAGGAGACCAGCGCTCAGGTGCGCAAGAGGCAGGCGCGACGCGCATTGCCCACCAACTCGTCACTGTGGCGCCGGATTCGTGCCGTGGTGCTGGCCCGTGAGCCGCTGTGCAGATGCTGTGCCGGCCAAGGCAGGGTGCGCGCCGCCACCGAGGTGGATCACATCGATGGGGACGACGGCAACCACGCCGACAGCAACCTGCAGCCGCTGTGCCGGCCATGCCACAGCGCCAAGACGGCGCGGGAGAACGGAGGGTTCGGGAGGGATCGCAGCCAGCACGGTGAAGCTGAACGGGCCGCCAGTTATCCACAGAAAGCTGAACGAAAAGGGAGGGGGTAGGGTCAAAGTTGAGGGCCCTCCTCGACCGATACGCGCGCCCCCCTTTCTTCTCGCGTCCGCAGAATTTGAATTTCAGAAATGGGAGGTCCGATGGCTCGCCATCGACAGCCGAGGGAACTGGCCGAGCTGAAGGGCGCGACCAAGAAGGATCCGCAGCGCTACAAGAAGGAAGCGCCCAAGGCGAATGCTCCGTTGGGCAAGGCACCGGCACACCTTCCGACCGAGGTCGCAGTGGTCTGGAAGGAGCTGGAGAAGTGCGCCCTGCCTGGCGTCCTGACCAGCGCCGACCGTTTCATCATGGAGGTGGCGTCATCGCTGCTTTCCGAGTTCCGTGCCAACCGCGGCGAGTTCGTTGCGGCCAAGTACTCCCACCTGATCGGCTGCCTGGCGCGCCTGGGCCTGACCCCGGCTGACCGTCAGAAGCTGGGGACCGAAAAGACCCCGGAGGGCAACCCATTCGACGAGTTCTGATCCATGACGCCGAGCGAATCAGCCAAGGCATACGCCAAGGGCGTCACGTCAGGAAAGATCCCGGCCGGCGAGTTCATCCGTCTGGCGTGCCAGCGGTTCCTGGATGACCTGAAGCGCAAGGGAGCCGACTGGCCCTACAAGTACGACGCCGAGAAGGCGGACCGCGCGGTGCGGTTCATGGAGAAGATGCCGCACACGAAAGGAAAGTGGGCGGCACAGAAGCGCCTGCTGGTGCTGGAGCCCTGGCAGCACTTCATCGAGTGCAATCTGTTCGGCTGGGTCCACAAGAAGACCGGTCACCGGCGCTTCCGTCGTGCATATGAGGAGATCCCGCGCAAGAACGGCAAGTCCTTGCGACTGGCTGCCCGTGGCCTGTACCTGTTCTGCGCTGACGGCGAGGCGGGCGCGGAGGTCTACTCGGGCGCAACGAGCGAGAAACAGGCATACGAGGTGTTCCGCCCGGCCTGGCAGATGGTCCAGAAACTGCCGGCGCTGCGCGCCCGCTTCGGTATCGAACAGGCGGGCAACCCGAAGAACCCGGGGCCGCTGTTCGTCATGGAGGACATGTCCAAGTTCGAGACCATGATCGGCAAGCCCGGTGACGGTTCCAGCCCGCACGCGGCGCTGGTGGACGAGTACCACGAACATGACGATGACCACATGGTCGACGCCATGGAAACCGGCATGGGCGCGCGCGAGCAACCCCTGCTGTCGATCATCACCACGGCAGGCACGAACCTGTCGGGCCCATGCTTCGAGATGCGGGGCGATGCCATCCGCATCCTGCGCGGTGAGGTGACCGACGAGACGGTTTTCGCGGCGATTTACTGCATAGACGAGGGCGACCGCTGGGATGATCCAGCGAGCCTGCGCAAGGCCAACCCGAACTATGGCGTTTCCGTGTTCGAGCAATTCCTGCTCGACCAGCTCGCCAAGGCAAAGCGGTCGGCCAGCAAGCAAAGCGCGTTCCGTACCAAGCACCTGAACGACTGGGTCGGCGCCAAGCTGGCATGGATGAACATGCTGGCCTGGCAGCGGCAGAAGCGACGGTTTGAGGTGTCCGACTTTGCGGGCTGTCCGTGCTGGGTCGGCGTCGATCTGGCATCCAAGCTGGACGTGGCTGCCGTGGTCCTGCTGTTCGAGAAGGGCGATAGCTACTACGTCATTCCCCGGTTCTACGTGCCGGAGTCGGCCGTGGAGGAAAACGAGAAGTACCAGCAGTTCCTGCTGGACGAGCTGATCGTGTCCACGCCGGGGAACATGACGGACTACGCGTTCATCGAAGAGGAGCTAAAAGAGCTTGCGGCACAGGGCGTCGACGTGCGGGACATTGCCTTTGACCCGGCCCAAGCGGCGTACCTGATGACGCGCCTTGAACAGGAAGGGCTGCCGACCGTGGAGATGGCGCAGTCGGTGCGCAACCTCTCCGAGCCCATGAAAGAAGTGGAGGCGCTCATCCTGTCGCGGCGCCTGTGGCACGACGGCAACGCGGCCATGACCTGGATGATGGGCAACGTAGTGGCGCGCGTGGATGCCAAGGAACACGTCTATCCCCGCAAGGAAAAGATGGAAAGCAAGATCGACGGCGCGGTGGCGCTAATCATGGCCATGGGCCGCGCCATGCAGGCGCGGGACACCGGCACAACCCAACAAGGCTTCGTGGTGATCGACTGATGTTCGGACTATTCGAGAAGAACCGGCGGGCCGATGCCCGCGACCGTATCGAGCCGACGATCAGCAACCTGGTCGACGGCGAGGTGATCCAGTCCTCCGGCATGGGCATGTTCGAGGTGTTCGGGAACCCGACGACGGCCTCCGGAGCCGTGGTCAGCCCGGAATCGGCGATGCGGGTTTCGGCGGTGTTCGCTGCCGTTTCGCTGCTGGCCGGCGCGATCGCCCAGCTGCCGCTGCCTGTGTTCGAGCGGGTGGACGGCCATCGCAAGCGGGCGGAGCATGACTACTGGTGGCTGCTGAACGAGCAGTTCTCCTCCGGCTGGTCGAGCGCCACCGGCTGGGAGTTCGTCGTCGGCCAGATGCTGCTGCGCGGTGATGGCGTGGTGTACGTGACGCGCAACCGTGCCGGGGTGGCGACCGGGTTGATCCCCTGGCCACGCGACAGGGTGATGATCCTCAAGCAGGAGAAAACTAGCCCACGGGAGCCGACACGTCTGCAGTACACGTTCCACGATGCGGACGGGTACTTCACCGTCGACCAGGACGACGTGCTCCATTTCCCCGCCTTCGGTTTCAACGGCGTGCACGGCATGTCGGTGATCCAATGGGGCGCTCGGAACGGCATCGGCATCGCCATCCAAGGTGACGAGCACGCCGGCAAGTTCTTCAGCGAGGGCGGCAAGCCCGAAGTGGCCATCCGAACGCCCAACAAGATGACCAAGGAGCAGCAGGACGATTTCCGCGATGCGTGGGTCAAGAAGTACGGCGGGGTGCAGGGTAACCGTCGCATTCCGCTGGTTCTGACCGAGGGGCTGGAGGTTCACGAACTGACCATGTCAGCGGTCGACCAGCAGCTGCTGGAGTCGCGTCAGTGGCAGGTGATCGACGTAGCCCGCGCCTTCGGTGTGCCGCCCCACATGATCGGTGAAACCACCAAGTCGACCAGCTGGGGCAGTGGCATCGAGAGCATGGGCATTGGCTTCGTGAAGTACACGCTGGGCCCGCACCTGAAGCGGATCAAGGACGAGTTGAACCGCAAGCTGTTCCGCACGCCGCGCTACTTCGTTGAGCACAACGTGGACATGTTCATGGCCGGCGACTCGAAGACGCAGGCCGAGTACTTCAGCAAGGCGTTGGGTGGCCCTGGCACCCAAGGCTGGATGGCCGTCAACGAAGTCCGCCGCCTCAAGAACCTGCCTCCCATCGAGGGCGGCGACAAGCTCTACCAACCGAAAGACCCCGCGCCACCGGCGAAGCCGGACAGCGACGCCCCTGAAAGGAACCCTGAAGATGCCGATTCCTAAGTTGCTGCAGCTGGCCAAGAACAACGCCGGCCAGTCCAAGCCCATCTGGGCGGAGACCGACGGTAAGGAGGCGACCATCTACCTGCACGGCGTCATCGGCGGGTGGTGGGGCGATATTGACGAGACGATGTTTGCCCAGGCCATGGCCGGAATCGACGCGGACGTGATCCATCTGCGCATCGACTCGCCCGGCGGTGACGTCTTTGCGGCCCGATCGATGATGACCGCCATCGCCCAGCACAAGGCAACTGTCATCGCCCACATCGATGGCTTGGCTGCCTCGGCTATGACCGGGGTCTGCATGGCGTGCGACAAAGTCGAGATCAGCCAAGGTGGTGCGTTCATGATCCACAACGCATGGACCATCACGGTCGGCAACAAGGCCGACATGACCAAGACCGGTGAACTGCTGGCCAAGATCGATGCCGGCCTGGCCGGCGACTACACCCGCCGTACTGGAAAGGATCAGGCGCAGATCGTCCAGTGGATGGACGAAGAGACCTGGTTCACGGCCGACGAAGCCAAGGAACACGGATTCGCAGACGAGGTGGTGGAGATCGTGGGCAAGAAGAAGGCATCCAACACCTGGGACCTGTCCGCCTACGACAACGCGCCTGCCGCACTGGCCAACCGTACCCCCGATCCCGACGACGGCGCCGCCGCCGCCGCCCACAAGGCCAACCTGTCGCGCCGTTTGGCGCTGCTGGAACGCTCCGCTGCGTAAGCGACTCCCGCCCGCAGTTCATCCCGACCGCCGAAAGGCGGTTTTTTTTTTGACACGAGGAAATCACCAATGCCCTTCAACATTCAGGCCGAGCGGGAGCGCCGCACCGCGCTGGCAAAGGAAACCCGCAACCTGCTGGACACCAGCACCGGTGACGGCAACAAGTGGACGCCGGAGAACCAGGCCAAGTACGACGACAACATCGCCGAGATCGAGCGCATCGACGCGGCGATCGAGCGTCATCAGAAGGTCATGGACCTGACGGCCGACGAGGCACTGCGCGAGCAGGGCGTGCGTGAACACGACACCGCCAACCGCGGCGGCCGGGAGCTGTCCAACGAGATGCGCCTGTTCGACCGCTGGGCACGTGCCGGTGACAGCGCCCTGAGCGCAGAGGACTGGAAGCAGGTCAACGCCGCCATGTCGGGCAATCCGGCCGTCAACCCGGAACAGGGCGGCTACACCGTGCCGACCACGCTGGCCAAGCAGATCCTGGACGCCCTGAAGGCGTTCGGCGGTATGCGCCAGGTCGCCGACGTGTTCAGCACGGCCGGCGGCGAGCCGATGCAGTACCCGACCAGCGATGGCACCTCGGAAGAGGGTGAGCTGGTCGCCGAGAACCAGTCGGCGACCGATCAGGACGTGGCCTTCGGCACCAAGGGTCTGCAGGTCTACAAGTTCAGCTCCAAGGTGGTGACCGTGCCGTGGGAGCTGCTGCAGGACAGCACCGCCGATATCGCCGGGTTCATCGAAAAGCGTCTGCAGACCCGCCTGGGCCGTGTCACCAATCGCAACTACACCGTCGGCACCGGCGTGGGTCAGCCGATGGGCGCTTTCACCGCAGCGGCCGTGGGCAAGATCGGTGCGGTTTCGGCGCTGCCGATCATCACCTACGACGACCTGGTCGATCTGGAGCACAGCGTCGATCCGGCGTATCGCCAGCTGGCCAAGTGGATGTTCCACGACGACATGCTGAAGCTGATCCGCAAGGTGAAGGACGACCAGGGCCGGCCGATCTTCGTGCCGGGTTACGAGCAGGGCAATCCGGGCGGTGCGCCGGATCGTCTGCTGAACCGCGATATCCAGATCAACCAGCACGCTCCGGCTCCGGCCGCGGGCGCCACCTCGATCGCGTTCGGCGACTTCAGCTACTACAAGATCCGCGACGTGATGGCCATGACCCTGTTCCGCTTCAACGACTCGGCCTACGTGAAGAAGGGCCAGGTCGGCTTCATGGCCTGGATGCGCTCCGGCGGCAACCTGGTCGATGTGGGCGGCGCGGTGAAGACCTTCAAGCACGGCGCCGCGGCTTAACCGCCTCGGCCCACGAACGGAGGGACGCCCCAGCGCGGGCGTCCCTCGGAGACGATCATGGCAAAGCAGAAGAACACTTCCGCGCAGGCGGCCAGCGGTCCGGCCGATGCGCAGGAAGCGCCCGCTGCGGTAGTGGACGCAGCGGCGGGCCAGGGCGAGCAGCCGGACGCCGAAAGCCCCGACGCTGGCGCGGCAGCCGCCGTCAGTGACCCGGAGACGGACGAGGGCGGAGACAGCCAGAGGCCCGAAACCGTGGAGGGGGACAACGACCTGCCGCCACCGGATGAAGAACCGGCTCCGCCGGAGGGTGAAACCGTGCCGGCGCTGGTGCTAAGTAACAACCACCTCGGGAAGGTTGGCCAGGTGATCCAGGTCAACGCGGCTCACGTTGAGGAGCTGCGCCTTGGCGGGCTGATCGACCCCCACCCCAATGCCATCAAGTCGGCCACGCCGGAGGAATGACCCATGCTGCGCACGTTGACCCCGGCGGCAGAGGAACCCGTGTCGCTGAGCGAAGCGAAGGCGCACCTGGTAGTTATCCACGATGCCGACGACGCGCTGATCGGCGCCTTCATCACCGCCGCGCGTGAGTCGGTGGAGCGCACCACGGGGTATGCGTTGGCAGCAGCGACCTATGAGTGGACCCCGGTCGGCGAGAGCCGCTCTCCGCTGCCGATCGAGCCGGCCACGCTCGACAGTGAAGCAGGCGCCTATCCGGTGAAGTTCACAACGACCCCTGGCCCGCTTCCGGGACCGCTGCGCGCGGCCGTACTGTTGTTGCTGGGTGACCTGTACGCCAACCGCGAGGCGGTCGTGGCTGGCTCGCAGTTGGCCGAGAACCCAACCTTGGACCGGCTGATGTTCCCCTACCGGCGGGTGCTGCCATGAGGCGAGCAGGCAAATACCGGCATCGGATCGAGCTGCAGGAGTACGGCCCAGTGCGTGATCCCCTCGGCGGGGACGTGAAGCAATGGCGTAGATGGCGGGCTGACGTGCCGGCAGAGGTGGTTCCGCTCTCGGGGCGAGAGTTCACTGCGGCCTCGGCCGAGCATGGGCAGGTAACTGCACGCATCGAGATCCCTTACCTGCCCGGGGTAATGCCGACCATGCGTGCGGTGTTTGACGGGCAGGTGTACGCGATTCGTGCGGTGCTGCCGGATGCGACAGCACGCGGGCATATCACGCTGATGGTCGATGCCGGGGTGTCCGATGGCTGAGCAAGTGAAGATCGACGGCCTGGACGGCCTCCTGCGTTCGCTGCGGCAGGCACCCAAGGCGATTCAAGGGCGAGCCGTGCAAGCCGGTATGCGCAAGGGCGGCAACGTCATCCGCGACGACGCCCGGCGGCGGGCTCCGAGAGCATCGGGGTTCATGGCCTCGCAGATCGTCACCCGCCGGGCCAACACCAAAAGCCGGCAGCGTGCAGGCGTAGGCCAAGGCGGCGAGTACTTCACGGTTGGGGTTAAGACCGGTCGCCGCCGAAAGTATGCCAACACCAAGCGCAACCGGCGTCGCGGCCGCGTCGGGAAGGTCTATGAGGAGGCGGGCTGGGCCTATTACTGGCGCTTCAAGGAATTCGGCACCAGGAAGATGAGAGCCGAGCCGTTCCTCACGCCGGCGGGCGAGGCCAAGGGACCGGAGGCAGCGCAGGTGATCATCAATGAAACCTGGGCGGCGCTCGACAAGCAGCTGAAGAAGGATGGCTGGCGATGATGGTTCCCCTGATCCAGTCCCTGCTGCAGGGTGATGCAGCGGTTCGGCATGTGCTGGGCGACCCGATCCGGTTGTGGCCGGGAACCGCGCCGCAGGATGCAGCACTGCCCTACGCGACGTGGGAGGTGGTCGGCGGATCACCCACCGCGATGCTGTCCGAGGCGCCGCCGGCCGACGGCTGGCGAGTCCGAATGACCGTGTGGGGCAAAGCCATGACGCAGGCCAACGGCGCGGCCGTCGCCATCCGCGACGCGATCGAGCGCGTGGGCAGCATCGAGTCTTACAACCCGACGCCTGACAGCGACGGCACGGACGCCTTTGGCATCTCCTTCGACGCCAGGCTCCTGCAACTGCGCTGAACCACACAACGGCAAACCACTGGCCCCGCGAGGGGCCTTTTTCATGCCCGGCGACGGGCGCAACACAAGGAAATCCCTATGGGACAGGTAATCAAGTCGAAGCACTCCCAGCTGTTCGTCGCCATCGGCGCGGCCGAGGTCATCAAGGTGACCCGCCTGCGTTCGGTCGGCTTCCCTGATGGCCAGGCATCGGAGATCGATATCTCCGACTACGACGACGACTGGGACCAGTTCGTCGCCGGTCGCAAGCAGACCGGCAGCACCAGCATCGAGATCATCTACGACAGCGTCGACCACGAGAAGCTGGAAGAGCTGCATGAGACCGGTGCCGTCGTGAACTGGCTGGTGACCGCGCCGCTGTCGGAAACCGAAGGCGTGGCCAAGCCGACCGCCGTTGCCGGCAAGATCACCCCGCCGGACACCGTGCTGTCCAAGCAGTTCGACGGCTTCGTGCAGAACTTCGCGGTGACCAGCCAGGACAACGACGTCTGGAAGGCGACGATCACCATCCGCGGCTCCGGCGCCGTCACCACGCACCGCCCGACGCCGTAAGGCTACGGCAACGGCGCCCACCCATGCCCGCTCCGGCGGGCCATCTCTCTGACAAGGCGCGCGGATCCTCCGCGTGTTAGCCGTGCGCGGCCCGCGCGCCCTGTCGCCATTTAAGGAAACGGCCAATGAACAAGACCAACGACACCCCCCAAACCCAGCCGCAGCAGCCCCTGAGCGTCCTGCAGTCGTTCACCAACCTCGGCATGTTCGCGTCCAAGGACGTGCACGCCGACACGATCACCCTGCCTAACGGAGCCAAGGCGCAGTTCCATGTCCGCGAGCTGCCGGATGCGGAGTTCCGCAAGCTGTGGGGTGAAGGCGACCGCGCCAAGCTGATCGCAGCGACCATCTGCGACGAGGACGGCAAGCCGGTAATGAACGTGGAGCAGGCCGCCCAGCTCAAACCGCTGGTTGCCGCTGAGCTGCAGCGCGTGGCCATGAAGCATTCCGGCTTCGGCGAGGACGCTGCGCAAGCCCAGGCTGACGCGGGAAACGGCTAAGGCAGCGCGGCGAGGACTGGTTCTGGAAGGTCCTCGCCGGCCACCTACATCGCACGGTGGCGGAGCTGCAAGCGAGCATGTCGCGCCGGGAGTTCCTGGAATGGTGGGAGTTCCACAAGCGGAACCCCATCGACCCTGTGAGCCTGTACATCAAGCCCGCTGCCTTCGCCGCGTATATAACCGCCTCGCACAGCCAGGGCGGAACAAAGCGCTCCTTTCAGCACTACCTCGACGCTCTCGTGCCACGGTCCGATGAGGACGAGGCGCAGGACTGGTTCGATGGACTGGGATGACCATGACCGACACTTTCGGGCGGTTCGCCGCCACGCCCATTGGTCCGTTGCTCGCTGCGCGAGATGGCGGGCTTACCCTGGCCACCACCGGCGCCACCACGTTGGCCGGCCACGCGCGCTCCGACTTCGGCCTTGATGCCGGGACGGTGGGCGTGGAGTTTGCGGTGTGGGGCGATGACGCCCTTGCAGCCCTCGTAGGCTTCGCCACGGGCCCGGCTGCGCTGAACAAGGCGCTGGGTGCAGACCTTGCCAGTA